CAGCAGACAGGGAAGTTTGCTGGATTAACTGCTCGTATCTTCCAACATGAGTACGACCATATGGACGGCAAGAACTTTACAATGTGGGCATCTAAAATGAAGATGGATATGGCATTAAAAAAACAACAAAAAAAGTTAAAAAAAGTTCTAAAAACATCTTGACTTTGTTCTCAAAACAGGGTATTATGAATATACAAACTGAGAAAACAAACGGAGAATTATATTATGGCACATGAACTTGAAATCGTAAATGGTAACGCACAAATGGCATACGTTGGTGATTTACCTTGGCATGGACTAGGTACTAAGGTTGAACAAGACCTTACGCCTGGCGACTTCCAGAAAGTTGCTGGACTTGATTGGACAGTAGAGAAACAACCACTTGTTACTGCAACAGGTGTGAAAATCAAAAACAAAGAAGCACTTGTTCGTACTTCTGACAACTCTGTACTTGACGTTGTTGGTACAGGTTGGAATCCAGTACAGAACTCTGAGGCATTTGAATTCTTCCACGAGTATGTGATGGCAGGTGACATGGAAATGCACACTGCTGGTTCACTGAAAGATGGACAAATGGTTTGGGCACTTGCAAAAACCAAAGAATCATTTGAGTTGTTCAACGGTGACGTTACTGACAACTACTTCTTGTTTACTAACCCTCACCAGTTTGGTAAGGCAATCAACATTCGTATGACACCAATTCGTGTTGTATGTAATAACACTCTTACACTGTCTCTGTCACAGAATGCAGATAAGATGTTGACTGTAAACCACAGAAAAGAGTTTGATGCTTCTGAAGTCAAAGAACAGATGGGTATCGCTCGTGAGAAAATGGAACAGTACAAGTCAATGGCGGCACACCTTGGATCAAAGAGGTATACGCCTGACAACGTAATCCAGTACTTCAATGAAGTATTCGGTGCTCCTGCAAAGGAAAAGGTTGATGGTGAACTTCCATTCACATCTCGTAACTCAAAACTTGCTTTTGAGAACTTGGATGTACAACCTGGCGCCGAGTTCGCTCAAGGTACTTGGTGGACTGCATTCAACTCTGTTACTAACATGACAGATCACTTGCAAGGACGTTCTAACGATGGACGATTGGTTTCTTCATGGTACGGACGTAACCGTAAGGTGAAACTGAATGCACTGGATAAGGCACTTGAATACGCTGACGCCGCATAAAAAAAGTTGAAAAGAGGGGTTGAATGACCCCTCTTGGATACCTATATAATATGGGTGCTGTTCGTAAGACGCCCAGTTGTCACAAAATATGCTTACTCTGTGACGCAAAGTATGGAGTTTGGTGGTTCTCCCTTAAAAAACCACCACTTTAATGATATGCCGATAATCGGGTATCAAATTTATCTTGCTTAACAAAGGAGAAAAACAATGGTAAATACATCACTAACGCTTGATCCATCTAGGATTAATACTTACTCTATCGGGTTCGATAGAATGTTCGACAGTCTTATGGGGCAACACCCAATGACATCGAATTATCCCCCTTACAATATCGTAAAACATAGTGACGATAAGTACACTATTGAGATTGCAGTTGCTGGATTCTCAAAAGACGATATTGCAGTAGAAACCAAAGAGAATACTCTTACAGTACAATCTAAGGATTCTGGTGTGGATAAAACGGAAGTGGATATGACTGAGTATCTACACAGAGGCATCTCTGCTCGTTCATTCAAGAAGGCATTTACAATCGCAGATGATGTGGTAGTAAATGGTGCCGATATGAAAGATGGTTTGCTTTTCATTGATTTGGAAAGAATCATTCCAGAGGAGAAGAAACCTCGTATGATTAAAATCAAGTAAATAAGTGGTGGGGGGAAAATCTATTGACATTCCCCCCATTTTTTGATATAGTAATGATAATGTAATTTGAGGATTTGTAATGTTTAAGAAAAAAGATGAACCTGTAGTCGCTGACAAAAGAATTGACTACAAATACTCAGAGGATAGAATCCTCATAGAAATGAAAGAGTATATAGATAAAACCTATAACGCTCACTATTCCCACAACAAATTTCAAGCAACAGAATTCATCATGGACAGTGGACATGGGGAAGGTTTCTGTATCGGTAACATTCTGAAATACAGTCAACGATACGGAAAGAAAGACGGCAAGAACAGAAATGACTTGCTAAAGGTGATCCATTATGGTATAATGGCACTTCATAATCACGATACAACGGAGAATAATTGATATGAAACTTAGTAATGATACCAG